GTGATAAGCATAATTGGACTCTATATGGGTTCAAGTATCACGAAATCTAAATAATATGGTTATAGATGTAACACCAAAAAATTGTATTATCATAATACTTGTAATCATTCTAGTTTATGGAATCACAGAAAGCATTGCAGACTCAAGCAACACTGGTGCTAATAATATAAATCAAACCTCAACGAGTGGCTCACAAACTTCTATATCCGGTGGATATTCTCAAGAAACGACATATCAAGGAACTGTTACAACTAATAATGATACTCAAAATTCTACAAACAATAATTCTGAAACAGCAGTCAATTCAGCAAATCCACCATCTGCACAGGTGTATTCTACAGATTGTGTGATTCCCTTATCTATGGGGGTGACAACAATAGGACTTTCTATAGCAGGGTCAAACTACTACATAGATGAAACATGTATGGCGATTAAAAAGAGTCAGCAACTTGCTAGTCTAGGTCTTAAAGTCTCCAGTATTAGCATTTTATGTTTACATGACCCACAAATATTTTATTCACTAGAACAGTCAAGCACACCTTGTCCTGTCTTACACCATAAAACCAAAGAAAGTCTTATAGGTAAAAAAGCACAAGCATATTGGGATAAGTACCCAGAACTTAGACCAGACTATCAAGACTGGTTAAAAAGAAACAAAATATTAAATGCAAATAATACTAACAAAAAAAAATCAATGACTTGGAATAATGAATTACCTAAAAAGACAACTAGATATAAAACAGATTAAATTAATTATGATGATATTAATTTTGACTTTCAATAATTGTTCATCGCACAGAGTCATATTAGGTGAGATAGAGATATATGGAAATAATGAAATTAAGATAGATGCACCAGTAAAAAGATGAAAATTTTAATTTTATTACTGATGCCGATAACAAGTTTTGCAGAGGTGCAAACTACAGATAATCTTGTTGTCAATGGTAATTTTGAAACAGGTAATTCTACAGGGTGGACAACAAATGGTGACGTTCAAGTTCTAAATGACTGTTGTCAGTTAAATAACATACCAAGCAACTATGATTTGGAATTTGGAGATGATGGTTCAGTAGAACAAGATTTTAATCTTTATTCAAATACGATTACAAATCAGATGCTAGATAATGGCATCACACTTAATTCTGTTGTAGAGGTGCAGAATGGTGAATGTGCAGTCACCGGATGTTGGGGTGGTCAAGGTGGTGCTGATTCTTTTACAATTAGATTACAAATTAAAGACGATGATTCAAATGTCTTAACTAATGTAAGTCAGACCAGAACAGATGTCACAGGCATCAATGGACAAAATTTTACTAACTCATTGACTTATAATGGCACAGGGTCAAGAGTTGGGAGTATATTTATCAGTGGACAAGATGCTAATGCACCATCCACTCTAGGTGGTGCTAATATTGACAATATCAGCGTCACAATGGATTATGACGACACAGTTCTCAGTGTATCTCAAGTTCAAGAATTAACGATAACATTTGAAGAGATTGAAGAAATTGTGCAAATAGCAGAAGAAATACTACCAGAAGAAATACAAGAGATATTTATTGAAGAGCAAATTTTTGAGGAACTAGTCGTTGAGTTATATACTGAATTGATTGAGTTTGAAGAAAAAGAACAATTTATTGAAGAAGAACTAATTGTGACAGTCTTAGAAGAGCAAATCATTCTTACAGAAGAGCCACAAGTAAGCGAAGTAAGTACAACATACGAGCCAGTTACAGAGGTTATAGAAACAGAAATGACTATCACAGAAGAGTTAGAAAATGAAATCGTAGAGGAGTTTGAAGAAGAAGTTGTTGCAGAGGTTAATGAAGAAATTGTAGAAACCAATGTAGAAGAAACTATTGAAGAACCCACCGAAGAAGTATCAGAAGAAATAACAGAAGAGCCAACAGAAGAAGTAGCTGAAACTAATACAGAAGAAGTTGAGCCAGAAGAAAATACAACTCAAGACGAAACTGTTGCACAAGAAAAAGAAATTAATATTGATGATATATCAGCAAAAGTTGAGTCTAAAATAAAAGATGTAGATAAACAGATAGTAGTTACTCAAAGCATCGTTGCTAAATTAATGACAAAAGATAGTTCTGTTTCTATGTATCAAAACATGAACAAAGAATTTTTTGATAATCAAATAGAACTAAGTGAAATAAATATAGACGAATACATGAACAAAGAATTTATTGATGATAGAATAATATATCAGGATGTAGAGTTCTCAAAAGATTCTCTATATCAATATAATAAAGATTTATCAGATATAAGAATGAGAAGAAAAATAGCAGAAGATAATCTAAGGAGAATAATTAATGGATTTTAAAGATATAAAAACTTGGGGTGTATTGTTATCTATTGTGACTGTGATAGGTGGTGGTTTTGCTACTTTTGGCTCAATTAAGACACGCCTTACAGAAGTCGAATCGAGGTCTTTTCCAGATATTAAACAAATGGAAATCAATGCAACCAAGATACAAATTTTAGAATTGAAAATCGAAGAGTTAGAGAAAAAAGAAGAAAATCCACTGATGCAATGATTTTGTATGCGTTATTATGTGCATTATTATTAGCATTTTTGATTATTTTTTGGGATGATTGAAGTATTATATTAATTAAATGAGGATTAAATGTCAGGATTAAGTGTAGTAACATCTGAAACAGCATTTGCAATCACAAGCACAGAAGTCAAGAATTGGCTTAGAATAGATGGTAGTGATGACGATACTGTTATCACTGCATTAATCAAAGCATCTCATAATTGGGCAAGAGATTACACTGGTAGGAGTTTGACGACCAGAACTCTTAAAATGGCTATAGATTCTATCTATGACACTGATATTGATATCAGAGAGGGTCAATATGTAGGCATAGACCAAGATATTAATCGCAGAAGTATTATTTTACCTGCATCACCAGTTGCATCAATTACTCATGTAAAATCATTTGATGATGCTGATACAGAAACCACCTTTGCAAGTTCCAAATATTATCTTGATAAAATTAGCGTCCCTGCAAGATTTGTATTGAGAAATGGTGAAAGTTATCCAACAGGACTTAGAGTAGCAAATGCAATAGAAATTACTTATGTAGCAGGTTATGGCGGGGCAAGTGATGTACCAGAAGATATCAAACATGCTTGTCTTATGTATTTTGCACACTTATTTGAGAACAGAGGTGACAACGCTACAGATAAGGTCATATCAGCACCATTTTCAGCTACAAGAATATTACAACCTTATGTAATCAGACAGTTCTCTACGCATCCATATAGAGGCACTGCACACTATGGTGGGATGTTATAATGTCTCTAATAGGTGAAATGCGTAACAGACTCGTCATACAGACACTTGGTGGTTCAACTGATGCAGGTGGTGGTCAAAGCACTTCTTACTCAACACTTACAACAGTATGGGGTAAAGCAGAAAATCTATCTGGTTCTGAGGGTTTTTTTGGAGACCAGATTAGAGATACATCTAGTTTTAGATTTACCATAAGGTTTTTATCATCTCTTACAACAAAGCACAGAATTTCATACGATTCTAAAACATTTAATATTACATATATCAAAGATATTGAAGAGGGTCGTAAAAAGTTTCAAGAGATATTAGCAACACAGGGAGTGGCAACTTAATGGGTATACAAGTCCAAATATCAAACACCATACCGAATGATGTTAAAAAAGCAGACCAGATTATTACAAGAAATGCCATAAGACATGTTAACAGGGTTGCAAACTATTTTAGAACACAAATAACTTTAGGCATGAGAAATACACCTAAGACTGGTAGAGAATACAAAAGAGGCAAAAAGACACATATTGCATCATCGGTAGGAAATCCACCTGCAATAGATACAACTCGTTTGGTTTCAAGTATTGCGGTCAGTCCTGCGACTGGTTTTAGCAAAAATCCAACCGCAAAGATAAAAACAAATGTAGAGTATTCAGAGAGATTAGAATTGGTAATGGATAGACCATTTATGGGTAGAGATTCAAAAGCATATAATCTTACGAGGATTTTCGCAAATAAGATAGCAAAGACAATACTGGTGGACTAATGGGGTATCATTCATTCGATTTACAATCAGCTATTTATAGTCTGTTGAATAACGACAGTACACTCGATGGTTTGGTTGGCAACAATAAAATATTTGACAATGTGCCAGAAGACACAACTTATCCATATATTCAAATTGGACTGGAAACAGTTAGCAATATTGGTACAAAAACAGTCGATGGAAATGTCTATAATGTAGATATAGACGTCTGGTCACAATATAGAGGACAAAAAGAGATTAAAGAAATTATGGAACAAATATATGTTTTGTGCCATGATAAAACTATTAGTGTCAGTGGCACTGACTCTGTTATGAGTTATGTTACGAATGTAACGACACTTAGAGAGGCAGATGGAATCACTAGACATGGTATAGTGAATATAAATTTTACAATATATGATAATTAAGAGGTAAATTATGGCAGTTCAGAAAGGAAGTGCAGTTTTAATGAAAGTAGGTAATGGTGGCTCACCAGAAACTTTTACGACCATTGGTGGACTAAGAGATACAAGTATTTCAATGAATCAAGAGATGATTGATGTTACAAACAAAGATTCATCTAATGTTAGAACTTTATTAGCTGATGGCGGTGTAGAGAGTTTCACTGTCACTGGTACTGGTATTTTCGATGATGGTGCATCAATAGGTACAGTACAAAGTGACTTTGCAAGTGCATCATTTACTAACTATCAGTTCATTGTCCCAGACTTCAAAACATTTACTGGTGCTTTTCACGTCAGTTCTATTGAATACTCTGGAACATACAATGATTCTGCACAATATTCGATTACGTTTGAGAGTGCAGGAACAATAACCATTGCAAGTGTATAATCGTGTGGATTAGCAAAAAAATTAGCATCAACAATAAAAGTTATGATGCTATGGTAAACACTACAGGCAAACAAGCAGAAGTCGAAGTACCATACTTCAAAGGTTGGGATAATCTCGGTTCTGTCGAAATAGATTCAAAGTCATTCACAATAACACATGCAGTCAATGTAGGTGCTAGAGATGAAATGATTAAACTAACTTTGAGAGGCAAATCAAATGAGTCAAAACAAACTAAGAGCAGAAAAACAACTTGAATTTGGTGATAAAACTTACACTGCAAGAATATCATTAGACGTAATATTAAAAATAGAACAAGCATTAGGATGTTCTATCCTTAAAGTCGGAACTAAGTTAGCAAGTGCCGATTTGACTATGGGAGAAACTATTACAATCCTTGTATTGTCTATTAGAGCAGGTGGCAATGATATAAAAGATTCTGATATGAAACAGATGGTCGCAGAGGTTGGATTAGTTGAAAGTCTTAAAATGTGTGGTGAACTCTTAACACTGGCTCTTGATACTGGCGAAGATAATCCAGACACACTTCAAAAAAAAACGTAACAGATTCTGATTTAGAATTTCCAATTCAAAGATACTATGAAGTGCTTGTAGGCATGATTGGTATACAACCCAGTGAATTTTGGGATATGTCTGTCTATGAGGTAAGTCTAGCAATCAAAGGTTTTAGAGAATATAATACAGGTAAGACCGAGAAACCTATGGACAAAGGTGAACTTGAAAAAATGAAAGAAATGTACCCAGACGTATAGCTATGGATTTAGAAAAATTAGTTGTCAAAATTGAGGCAGATTTATCAGACTTAAAGAAAGGTCTTGATAAGGCAAATTCACAAGTCAAAAAATCATCTGGTGGAATGTCAAAATCTTTTAACGACCTTGGCAAATCACTAGATAACATTGGTCGTAGAGTATTAAAATTCGGAACTTTACTCGGTGTTGCTTTCGGTGGATTCCAAATAGCCAAAGTCATTGGTGTTGGTCGTCAAATTGAAGATTTGCAAGTAAGACTCAAGTCCTTATTTCGTTCTGCTGATGAGGGTGCAAGAGCATTTGACGTTATGGTCAAATTTGCATCTAGAGTGCCTTTTACTCTTGAACAAATACAACAAGCATCAGGAAGTCTGGCAGTTGTTGCCAAAGATGCAGATGAGTTAGCAGAACTTTTAGAAATCACTGGTAACGTAGCAGGTGCAACAGGTTTAGATTTTAGAGTAACATCAGAGCAGATTCAGAGGTCGTTCTCCAGTTCCATATCGAGTGCCGATTTATTCAGAGAACGTGGCGTCAAGGCAATGCTTGGATTTCAAGCAGGTGCAGAGGTGTCCTTAACTGATACGATAAAAGCATTTAAAGATAAGTTTGGTAAGGGTGGTGAGTTTGGTGGTGTAACAGGAGATTTAGCAAACACACTAACAGGTACTATATCCATGTTACAAGACAAACTATTTCAATTCAGAAAAGCTGTATCTGATGAGTTTATGGTTGTTCTTAAAGAACAGTTTAAAGAATTAAATACAAGTTTAGAAGAAAGTGAAAAAGTTGTCACTGAACTTGGTAAAACAATAGGTAGAAAATTAGCAGAGGCGTTACGTTTTGTTGCAAGAAATTTAGATGAAATTATCACGGGTTTAAAGGCATTTGGTGCTTTTTTATTAACAACAACAGGTGTAGCATTAGTAGGTTTTATTAAAAGTTCCAATAAGTTAGCAGTTTCGTTAATTACCATAGGGACTTTGCTTCCAATAGTTACTAATGCAATTAAATCTTTTAAAGAAGAAAGTGAAAAAGTTTCAAAAGATGCCGACCCAGATTCTCCTTTGGGGATACGCCTTCAAAGTTTTAATAAGTTAATTGATTTATATCCAATTTTAAATATTTTAGTAGGTAAACTAAATTTAGAATTTAAAAAAGTTAAAAAAAGTGTAACTTTAACTAACGATGAAATAAGCGAAAATCTAAAACGTCTTGGTATATATAATAGTATCATGAAAAATCTTCCAAAAGTCACAAAAGATGTTGCTGAGGCAAACGATGTGTTAATTATATCCCAGTCACAAATTAAAGACATGACCGAAGAAGTCGGAAAGTCTTTTGATGATTCTGGAAAAGAAATATCTGATGCACTGGGTAGGAGTATTGTTGCAGGAGAAAGTTTTAGAGATGCTTTTAATAATATATTTGAGAATCTTAAAATTCAAATAGTATCAACTATAGCACAAATTCTAATTATAGAACCATTGATAAGAAGTCTTAAACAGGCATTGACTGGTTTACAAGGTGGTGACATAACTTTAGGAAGTATTGGAAAAAGTATTACAGGAAGTACAATAGGCACTGCTTTATCTGGTGGTTTAGGTACTTTTGCAGGAACTACAACTATGTCGAATGTCGCAGGTTTGAATGTTGGTTCACAATTACTTAATGCTCAGGGAGATGTAATTGGGACACAATTAGCACCGACTGTTGTTGATAATGTTGGTAGTGGTTTTCTTGGTGCAATATCGAGTCTTCTTAACTTTGCAAATGGTGGATTCGTAGCACCGAATAAACCAATAATGGTAGGTGAGAGAGGTGCTGAATTACTAGTCCCTCGAACTGCATCCAATGTAGTAAGCAATAGTGATTTAGGTGGTGGCATAACTGTAAATCAATCACTCAATTTCAGCACAGGCATAGTTCCGACTGTTAGAGCAGAAATACTCAACATGTTACCTACTATAAAACAAGAAACAATAAATGCAGTAGCAGAAACCAGAAGTCGTGGTGGCTCTTTTGCAAGGACATTTGGTGCATAGTGGGAAGTCCTAGTTATCCATTAACTCTACCCACCAATGTTGGTTTTACAACTTCAGAATGGAGAATTATAAAATCGGTTGCTGTTACTGAAAGTCCATTTACATATTCACAAGTTGCACATGAATTTACTGGTGCTAGGTGGCAAACCACAGTGACTTTACCACCAATGAGAAGAGTTGATGCTGTAGAGTTTCAAGCGTTCTTTATGCAACTACATGGAAGATTTGGGACATTTTTACTTGGCGACCCAGATGCAAAAACAATTAGAGGTGCTGAAACATCTTCACCAACTGTTAATGGGTCACACTCAGTGGGTGCTTTTGACATTGCTATCAAAGGTGCATCTGCATCTGCAACTGTTTTTAAAAAAGGGGATTATGTTCAATTTGGAACAGGTGCAACGTCTAAACTCCATATTTTAATTGCAGACTGCACATCTAATAGTTCTGGAAATGCTACCATGAACATAGAACCACCTTTAAAAGTAGCATTAAGTAATGATGCCACTATCAATTATACAAACACGAAAGCAGTTATGAGAATGGACTCTAATGAATTGACATGGAACGCTGATAGAACCTCTAATTACAGTTTCTCTTTTAGTTGTTCAGAGGTCTTATAAAAAAAAGACCAGAACTGAGTCTGGTCTTTCTCTTGGTTTGATAAAGTTAAGCAGTTGCGATTGTATCTTCCAATACTTGTTCGATACGACTTAATTTTTTTTCTAGTTTTTTGATTTCTGATTTTAACTCAGATTTATCTCTCAACAACCCAAATACAATATTGGGTATATCGAGTGATACATCATCATCTAACTCTGATATATCATCAAGTAGATTCGCATATTCATTAAAAAGATTTTGATATTCCTCATAAAGTTTATCGATTTGAGCTTGGGTACCCTCACCTTTAATTTCTATATTAAATAAAGATTCTGGGTGTTCCATTAATGCACATGCGCTTAAAAATCGTTCATTAATAGTAAAACCTATTTTAAATATTACGTTATCTACGTTATCTAGACCTTTATATTTAACTTCAAAGCATCTTGTCAACCTCTTACCTACTAACAATGTTTTTAGTTTTTCAAGGTAAGCATGTTTTGAGATAACAAATTTCGCCTTTAGTCTTTGTTCAAATTTTAACTTTTTCATTTTTTAACTCCTATTTAGTTTATTTTTGGGTGGTTTAAGTGACACCCACACTGTTCGTTTTAAGAAAAAGATTTGTCGTTGTCTATCAACCACAGTCTATCCTCATGATAAGATTCAAAATAAGATTCATTCATGATATCACAGTCATCCATTGCACGAAGAATACCACCATTAACTGTTGATGAGTCTGCCTCAAATATTGACTCTTCAACATCATAACGATTCATTATTTGAAACCAGTATGTTTTTTTCCCATCCACTTTCTTATTAGTAAGTTGAATGTAATATGGTCTGTCCTCACTAGTTGACCCTTTTTTGTAAAAATCTTCGATTTGATTTTCATATTTTGCTTTTAAAGTTGTCATTTTTTTATCTCCTAATATTTAGTTTATTTTTGGGTGGTTTAAGTGACACCCACACTCTTTTTATATTTACTTGTTAAGAACTCTATTTTCTATCCTAGTAAACATTTTTCTTGCTCTAGCTTGGTCTTTTTTAAATTGAATTACTGTCTCAGTAATTTCTGCCAAAAGCATGTGATTCTTGTCATCATGTTTTTTGAAATCTCTTAAATAAGCCTGTAGAGTTGGTTTCGTTTCACCTAGTAGCTGATTTATCATATTAGCCATAGTTTCTGTTGTACTATAACTTTTTAATTTTTCTAGTGCATTCATATTTTTTCTCCTAATATTTAGTTTATATAATCATTATATACCCAAAATGTATCAATATGCAATATTAAATTAAGATGTTTATACAAATAAAATATATCACCTTTAGACCTCGTTATAGGTCGATTTTGGCTATTTTTACTAGATTGAGTGGTAAGTATACAATATTTGAGGAAACTCTCTGTATAAAGGGGTGAGAACTGTATACAGAGAGTCATTGAAAGGATAATGTAAGAAAGCGAGTAATACTTTCTTATGTTATTATATGAACCTCTATAACAGTATATCCCAAAATAAACTAATTATGCTAACGAATATTACTGCTTTCCAAAAATCAGGAATATCATCAAATACTTCTTTTATTTTCTCATACATTGCTTTTACCTCTATAAATATATACATCATAATGACTGTCTTTTGTGTGAACTCTATCGGTGTCAATCTTATGACCTTTCTTCTTCATTTCATAAACGATATTTGAAATACCATGTATAAAATCGAACTTGTGGATTACTTCTCTGTTGGTTGCTCTACCTCTTTTGACAAACCACTTTCTAATCTTGTCACTTTTGTTTAGTCTCATTGCTGACCTCTTCTATTAGTTTGTTTAAATACCATTGGGATTTTTGTAAGTCATCCAATGGCTCTTTGTGCTTATGTTCATATCTCCAAAGATAACGAAATATTTGTCCTTTAAGATATGCACAAAACTCTTTATGAGACATAGATGCTTTGATGACATCTATACATTCTATATTGCCATGCTTGTAATGTGGTGGGTTGATTATGTCTTTTTTCATTACAACACCAATACCAAACATATCAAGGGAATCAATATAATTATCAACAATAAATGTCTCTCGTTCTCATTGATATTATCCCAATAAATATTCCAAGCATATACTGATAAACCTAGTACAAAAAGAAAAGTAAAAAAATATATTTCTATTATCATTTATTTATCATTCACCTAAGTTGTTTTTCAAATAAGTTTCAATAAAATTCTGTTCAATTTCTGTCAACTGCTGACCACTGTTTACTTTGTTCATCTTGATTTTATATAATTCATCTGGTGTTATTTTATAATTTTCTCGCCTAAAAAATTTTTCTGGATATTTTAGCAAATTATATTTTGCTTTGTTATATAGTGTTCCTTGTGTTTTATCTAAATAATTATTCAATTTTTGTTTATCAGATTCTAAATTATCTAATTCTAAATATTTTTCACAGTCGACAAGAGCATCGTTTATATCATGTATGTGATATCTTCTTAATATTTTTTTAACAGTACGTCTGACGTTGCATGTTTTTATCAATGAATTTATATCATCAGTATTCTCACAATAATCTGCTGAGATATCCTTAACAAAGTCTACTAGTAATACAACTTCACTTTCATCTACAATATCAGTCATTTTTCTTCTTTTTTATCATTTACTTTTTCAAAAGCAGTAATTTTGCACAAATCATCTAGGAAAATTGTTCTGTTTTTACACTTACTAATAGAATCAATTATTTCTGATATTTTGCTTACTGCATCTGACCCAAATGTTTTACCATGCAATATTTCATTAAATTCATCTATCAACTTAGTATTTTGTGATTTGATTTGAATTTTAGCAAAACTCAATCTACCAATTACTTCTTCTTTTGTTAAGTTTTTCATATTATTATCTCCATGATTCTCCATTGACCCAAGCAACTAAACATTTTCTTGTGCCTTTGGTAATTTTTTTAACTCTATGTGGTAAAAAACTTGTGAATGAAACCATATAATCTTCATTACAAGTTACAACTTCACCATCACTCATAATTTCAAGTTGACCACCGGTGTAATCATAATTGAGTGGACAACTAATTGATATTTTTCTAGTGCTTGACAAACCATAACAAATATCAGAGTGCCAGTTGTAAAAATCTCCAACACTGTATTCTAAATATTGTATGTCTTGAATATTAGATATTTTATAATTAAATACATCGTTGGCATTGACTATTTCTCTATTTAAAACATCTCCAATATAAGAGTGAGTTGGTATTCTCCAACATTTAACTTTTCTGATAGTTTCATTATTAGAATGTACTTTTGCTTTAACTTCTTTTCCCAATTCTTTTGCTACAATCGTAAACTCTGCTTTCATTCTGTTGTCAATATCTCTATGTTCTACAATTCCATATTGCGGAGACGTGTCCATATCTGGTTCACAGTTGTTGGATATATATTTACTTTTTATTGGTGAAAAACTACTCATTCATTTCTCTACAAGCCAAACTACCTTTTTTATTTCTCGAAATAGAAAAACCACATCCCATTGCTTTTCTGCAATCTTTAGGTACTAAAAGTTTAAGAGTATCTTTAGCACTCTTATTGATTTCTACATATTCTTTAGTGTCTGTTATTTGTTTTGCACAGTCTCTCCATTTTATGTTGTTAGACATGTCAATCGTTGTCATACCATCCAAATTAGGATGTTCTGGTATGTCGATGATTGATGAATCGACATCTATTGTTGGCTCTTTATCTTCTAAAACTAACTTCCAAAACTTTTCTTCTTGAATGTATAGTTTATCTGCAAACTCTTTATCAAATTCTATGTAAACATATTCATGCCTTACGTTTCCAAAAAAGACAGATAGATATGCTTTGTTTGTTTCAGAGTGCATCATGTAATGTTGTAATTGTGCATAATATTGTTTCGCAACATCTTCAATGGTGTTATTTTGATAAGTATGTT